ATCAGTAGAGGCTGAGGTAGCGCTAGCGGCTGCTGCTGTAGCTGAATCAGCTGCGTCAGAGGCTTCAGAGGCTGCTGTAGTAGCACTAGAGCTTGCAGCTGTCGCACTGTTGGAGGCATTCGTAGCCGAAGTTGCAGCGGAGGTAGCTGAACCTGTTGCATTGGTCGCTTGTGTGGCTGCTGAGGTAGCTGAAGCATCCGCAGCTGTTGCAGAGTTTCCCGCTGCTGTCGCCGATGATGCAGCAGAGGTAGCTGAGGCTTGAGCTTCGTTTTTAGCTGCTAAGGCTAAGGCTGAGGCATTAGTAGCATCACCTGTGGCATCACCTGCGCCACCCGGACCACGGTAGATAGCCAAAATTATTCTCCTTCAGTAGGAGTTACTTCAACTGCCTTAGCAGGACGACCAGCCTTTTTAGCAGGGACAGGAGCTTCCTGTTCTTCCAGCTTAATATAACCCTCATGACCAACCATAGAGTCAATATCTACTTGGTTAGTGAACTCAATCACGTTACCGCTAACAATACACTTAAACTTAGCCATTATTTATACCTCTCACTAGACAAGCCAAAGGAGCCGTCCTTTTGAGACAGCCCCTTCAGTTTAGCTATTAAGCTGGGACAACCAGTGCAACTGCACCGTAGTCACGCAACTCGCCAACACCGTACAAAGTATCAGCAGTGAACAGAGTACCGAGGTATTCTTGTTTGTACTGAGTTTGTGAACGGATACCCACTTGCTCCACCAAAGCGAAGCTGTCCTTGTGACCCATCAAACAGACACGAGCGATAGCAGTGCCAGAATCAGGGTAAGCAGCAGTAGCGGAAGCAGAGTCAGCGTTGCTAGACACGAACACGCCCATGCCGTACAAGTTACCCACTTCACCGTTACGGATGGTGTTACCAGAACCAGCTTCACCAACGAATGCTTGCTCAGTGTAACGAGCCAAGCCCATTAAGGTGTTACGGCTTGAAGGAGGGATGATGAAGAAACGACCGTCCATAGGAACGTCAGAGTCATCCAAGCGTTGGATAGTGCGACGGATAGCAGCATCAGTCAAAGCAGAAGCGTTACCAGTGTTGGTGTTAGCAGTGTAGTCAAACGCTGTAGTACCGTCACCACCGATAAAGGCAGAGCCGTAACGAGCGCCAGTAGAACCACCGTTAGCCAAACGACCCAAACGGATGATGTCGCCATCAATCTGCTTAGCCAAAGCGTAACCAGCATCATCAGTGTAGAACTGACGCATAGAGCTGAGAGCTTGAGCTTCAACGATGTCTTCGATCAAACGGCTATATTCATAGTGTTTGTTGATCGAGATGTCCACAACGCCTTCAGTTGCAGCGATCAATGTAACTTGAGTCGAAGCAGCCTTAGCAGACGCAGAACCACGGGTAGGAACTGGAATGTGAACGGTGTCACCTTTCTTGCCTTTGAACGACATCTTCTTGATGAGGTTCGCAGCAACGAGGTTTTTCTTATAAGCAGCTGCAATTTCATCACTCCAAATTTCTGGAATGAAGTTAGCTGCTGTAGTAGTGGTTACGTGATTAGTACCGAGTGCCATTTTAAAAAGTCCTTGATTAAATGAATAGTGTTTTTATTTGACACGGCCTTCTGCATAAGCCGCCATGATCTCTGGTTGCAGATCTTCATAACGTGCAGGGTCTGTCATCTTTAGCCGAATAAGGTCGGTTCGCCGATAGACCTTCTTAGAACTCTCACCTGTACCACCTGTATCAACACTTGCTGCCTTGAGTGACTGCTGACGCGCTGTATTATCCACAGCAGCGACTTGCTTAGTCTGAACTTGCTTCAACTGTTTAAAGGTAGACAACAACTCATTGGCACTGTCAAAATCATATTCACCATCAGCCTTAGCGTACAAACCTAAGCGAATCGGAGAGGCTTTTACCCACTCTGAGAAGCCAGTATCTTGAACAATCTGTTGAAAGTCAGGATGTGTCTGAGCTAGTTTCTGTTGAATATTCATACGTTTGAACTCTTGTGTCGCTTGACGCGCTGCGAGTACATCCGGATGTTTATCGACTGTGTTACGAATTGCTTTCTGAGGATCTTCAAAGAAATCTACTTCAGGCTCTTCTACAACAGTTTGTTGCTTAGCAGAGAGATTGTGCTTAATCAATTCATCAGCAAGTTTGCGTACCTCACCGACCTCTTGAGCTTGCTTACCAATTAGCTTTTCAGCCTCTTGGTGCATACGGATAATGTCGTCTACAGATTTACCCTGATATTTCTCAGGGACCTTGACTTCAGGTTCCTTAGGAGCCTCCGTAATAACTTGCTCAGTGTTGTCAGTAGCGCCTACTTGGTCAAAACTACCTTGCATCTCTTCTTCATTGTCAACTAACATATCGTCCCTTTCCTGCCACTATCGTGGTTCTAGGAGTCTTTAAAATAAACTCGGCTTTACAGCTTATGAGTTCGCTTACGCTAATTAGGAATTAGCTTTTTGTTCTTGGGCAAGCTTTTCAGCACGCTTACGAACCCATGAATCAGAGGCAGTTGGGAAAGAGCCCGTACAACCTTCTAAATTCAATCGTATTGCACTGATAATCTTTGCTGCTTCAGCGCCGCATTTACTACAATGTAGGTGCTGCACACTGTCGTCAACCAAAGACTCAGTACGGTGTGAGTTAGCACATAAAAATTCAAATATACGACGAGCCATTTAATGTGACTCCTCTTCTTGTAGTTGAATTTCTTCGTATGCCTTCTCGTACAACCCTTTCAGGCCGTATAACCAGTTCAAAATATCCAGCTGTCCACGACGAAAGTCTAATGGGTGTGTTTCCGTGACAGCAGATAGTTTGTCGTAGCTATTCTTTACACGTTCAATGTCTTCCATCAGATCTTTCCACCCTTGAGTGGACATCATGTTGAAAGCATTCTCGTAAAAATCTCGTAGTTCTTTATCCATTTGGAGAACCTAATAGTTAATAAGGGTGTACTGTATAGTACTTTAATGAACTTGTCAACCCCTAAGTACTACTTTATTTACTAAAAGTAGGCTTTTATTGTAATTTATTTTGCTTATTTACCATTTGCATAGCAGCGATGCGCTCGTTTGAAGCAATATCTGCTACTTTTAGGTTTACATTCTTCTCTTTGAGCATCAAATCAGCTAGTTTCAAGCGACGTTCGAAGTCATCACCTTGATTCAAATTAGTAGAAGCTGCTTGAACCATCTTTGCTTGCAGTTCAACAGGCATCATCTGTGTCTCAACCTGTGTTTGCTGAGCATTAGCAGCTTTATCAGCTGTTTGAGCTTGCACGAGAGCCAACTGAGCTTGAGCTGTCTGCAACTGGAGTTGTTGTTGCATCATTTGCATCTGCTGTTGCTCTGGATTAGGCTGTGACATCTTCTCCAGCTCAGTCATCATCTCGTAACGGTTGCTCAAGGAGCTATTAGCAACGATACCCTTCAAGATAACAGGTAAAACAGGGGTATTAGGGCCAAGAGTCTGCAACAGAGCAATGAACTGCTGTTGTTCGTACTCACGAGCCATGATGCCCAACGTAGCTGTAGGCACAAAGTTCATGTCAACTGAGGGGTAACGCTCAGGATCGAACTGCATGTAGCGGAAAGCAGCCTTCTTGATGAAAGGCATCAGGAAATCTTCTTGAAAGTTAGTCAAGGTACGCTTGTACTTCTTGATAATCGAGGCTACAGCCATCGAAATACCGCCTTGACCTGCATCACGAGATACAGAAGACACCATACCTTGAGAGTCTAGAGTACCTGTAGCTTGGAGAAGCATACGCTCGAACTCTTTAGAGGTAGCTAGGTTGCCTGTACCTGTCTGACCAAAGGTGAAAGGGAACAAAATCTCTTGAGGAGCACCGTTAGTGAGGATAGCTTTGCCGGGCTTCACTTCAAACTTAGCACCACGAGGTAGACGAGTAGCGTCCATAGCGATCATAGGAGCGCTTGTAAGGGCCAGAGAGTCCAAATGGCTACGGATCTGTGCGTCCACTGCCTTTTGCATGTTGTAGGCCTTCTCGACCGTACCACGACCCAACAAACGATTAGGAACTGTGTCGTCTTGATACAAGATAACAGGACGGTCCTTCATCATGTAAGGATTCTCTTCTGCCTTCAGGAGCATCGAGTCATTACCGATAACGATAATAGCTTCCACCAAGTCAGCGTAGTCGTCAGCTGTGGAGTCTTCAGGGAATAGGTCTACAACCTCAGCTTCTTCGTTCTCCAACTGCATGAGGTACTCACGAGGCACTAGGCCGTAGTACGTCAGGAGCTTAACCTTGTCATCTTTGAACTGAGTGGACTCCTGAGTAGCTTCCAAGCTATCCTCAGAGTACATAGGTCCAATGTCTACCTTGCGATAGATACCGTCTTCCATGCCCTTGACGATCTTGTGCATGGATACGTACTTCTCGATGGCAACACCCATACACTCTTCAATGGATGTACCGTTAGGGTCAAACAGGAAGTTCTTAGGGTTGACAGGAACAATCTTAACTGCTGTACGCTTAACTTCTTCAACACCAATAGCAGCTTGACCTTGTACACCGGGGATAGGGCGAGTAGCCGGTTTGTACTCTACTTCATCCTTAACAACGATCTCACCAATACCTGTACCGTAGATCTCAGCCATGAGTTCAATCTGATCGATACTCTTACGAATCTTGTCCTTATCGAAGTCTTCCATCAACTGAGCTTTGAGAAGCTCTACATCGATGTCGTTACCGTTAACGTCTTGGAGATCATCCTCAATGTCGAAGTAGTCACCTTGTCCAAAAACGGCCTCAATAATCTCTGCGTGACGGGTTTCAACCGCTTGCTGCGTTGCAGGGGAAACTAAACGGCTGCGCTCGCTTTCGCGTGTTTTGTCTTCGGCAGCCCACTGTCCACGAAAAATTCGTTCGTATTCCTGCCACTGGTCGAGATAATTAGTATCCCTATAGTCGCGCCATCGGTCACAATGATCCACAACGAAGGCCGTAAGTTCTTTATCGGACTCAGATGGCTCCTGCCACTTTGTTCCTTCGTTGTTATCCATATTTTCCATATTTATTAGGTATTCCTACTTAGTTAAACGTCACTATACAGTAAAAGGTTTACTTTGTCAAGAGATTAGTAGCCTGCTATATCGTCTAAAGCTTCCCAATCATCTTCTTCGTAATCGGCTTGATAGCTTGTGATGGCGATTTGATCGATATACGAAAGAGCGTCAACCCTATCATCGTGAACCCCTGCTGTAGGGAACATACAAATCTGGTCAAAGGTTTCAGACCAATCTACATCCTCATTGAACGAGATACGCCCGTGTTCAAACCTGCCCTGTAAGGACCAGACAATACGATCCTGCTTTCGTTTATTACCATGTGTAAGATCTGATATATGCACATAAACATTATTCTTACGCATCAGATCGTTCAAGAAAGGCGCTACAGCGTTCTTCAACGCTCCCTTCTCAATACCTACAGCAATAGGGCGGTAGTCGCGGATAACAGCGAGAATCTTAGACGCTGTGGCTTTAATGTCCCAGCGCCCTGCTTCAATCTTCTCTACCCACCAGTCCCCGTTGTCTTCTACTTTTACAATAGCAATAGCAGATTCATCTAATCTAGACTTAGACGCATTAGGGTTCTTACCTACTTCCTCAAAGCCAGCCAAGTCGATTGCTACGACATATTCACCATAAGCGGGTTCAGGTTTAGTCTTTAACCATTCTTCTTTAAAGACATCCTGACCAGCGTTATCGAAACTGGCTAAAAACTCCTGCTTAAACGAGAAGGAACTTAATGTCTTTTTAGCTGACTCAATCTCAGCTGGGTCAATAGTTGGGTTGTCAAAAGTAGTCTTATGCCACGACTTCCAATCTACGTCTTCCTGATTCTGACCCACCTTGTACAAATCATAGAACCAGTTACGTCCACTAGGAGAACTGATAAACCAAGCTCCACCTTTCAAGTCAGACAAGGCAGGACGGATAATCCTTGACCAGAGGTTGTCATCCTTGATAAACGCAGCTTCATCGATAACAGCAAAGTGTAGCTTCAGACCACGAAGGGTATCAGGGTTCTCAGCTGAACGCAGATGAATCTTTACGCCCGTGACAAGGGTAATGTCTAACGAGTTCACATGAGCAGACTTGATTACTTCCCTGCCTTGTTCGAGAATAGCTTCCCAAGCAATCTGTCTAACCTGAGACTGCGTGGGTCCAACATACAAAACAGCAGAGCCAGCAGGAGCTTCAAGGCCAGCGGCAATAATTTTTTTAATTGATAGATTTGATTTACCACATCGACGACCAGCAGCGATGACCTTAAAACGATGAGGATCTTGCCACACTTCTACTTGCCAAGGAAGCAATGACCAGTTTAGATTAGCCATTACTCTACGTCCCTATATTCTGTATCAGTTACATCGTCTAATGTCTCAATTACAGGAGTAGCGCCTAAGGAGCTAATGTTAATTGAGATAGACGGCATACCGCCGCCTTGTTTAACTTGTTCAAATGAAGACACAGGTACGATCCTGTCCACTATGAGCTTCCATGCTGCACTCTGAGCCTTGTGTTCAGGATCTAAGGCAGCATCGAAGATAGCCTCTAAGACCCTAGCACTTTTAGGAGACGTGAGCATGCGCTGTTTAAACTCATCCATAATAGCTTTATCGCCAGCAGGACGACCTCGAAGCTCACGATTGCCTTTCTTTTTTGTAGCCAGTTCTGACTTTTTAGGTCTACCCGCCTTACGCTTTACGACTTCTGACTCAGACATGATTAGTCCTATAGAAAGCCTTAACGTCAGTAGACATCCACTGAGCAAATGGCTTTAAGTCTTTAGGACTAAGAACGTACCACTTACGGGTAGACATATTCCATTTAGCACCTAAGGCTTTAGCTTTATCCTTATCGTTGTAAGGAACATTGAGTTCAATTCTCATACAGTGTTTTCTCCTTTTAGGAACACTTACTTTAAAAAATAGACATAACAACTCTACTATAGAGTAGCTTTAATGGGTAGCTTAATGACTAGCTCTATGCTTAAGATATCAAGTCTTAAAGGTAGACATAAAGTATGTATTATTAATACCACCTTAATGTACAACATTAACAGTAAGAAGTCAAGAAGTATTTAACATCTACGTTTAACACCTATGTTCTTCATGTCGTCCTAGGAACTTTAGAGTCTCTACTTACTGTCTTGTTTTACTTGTTCCCGCATAAGGTTGAGCGTATCATATAAAATCTTAAAAGTCAAGTCTTTTCTGTCTATTTTGTCTATTTATTTACATTACTACGTAATTATGTCTACTATCTTCATAGGGCTCTTGTGTCAACTTCATAGGACTCATGAGATCTATGCCATTGCTTACAAGGGCTCCTGTGTACAGATTGTCTTAGCATTATCACCCATGATCTAACCTGTCCCCAATTAAATCATAAGTTGTTGTCTTTATTGACTTTATTGCCTCTTTTTTAGGCAGTACTTCCATGCCCTTTTTTGTGTATTTAGGAGGTATCCACAAAAGTAAACACAACAGGCCTCCCCCTCCCCCCATGTCTTCATAGGTCTTTGCAGGTTAGTAAGCACTAACTTAGTTAGCTAATGACTCAGTAGTCAGTAAAGGAAAAGAGTGAAGGGCTATGAAGCACGCTATAGAGACACCTATTATGGAACTATCTAGCAATACTTATGCCAAGCTAATGCACTATCAAGGTGCAATCATGCACCAAATTAGGTAACAATGCACCACATTAAAGCGTTGTTTAATAGCAACAGAGTACATTAAAGTATTCCAACATATGTCCTGTATTCAATAATGTATAGTAAAGTACTATAAATACTGTGTTGGCACGGTATCTGCTAAGTAAACTGCATCATCAACAGGCTCTTGTGGCCCAAACTAGGAAAGTAAACACCATGTCTAATAACCAACTCACTGACACCATCATCTACATATTAGGGTTTATCGCTATTGTAGTGGTATGGTTAACCGCTTAAACTACACACTCACATTAACTATTCAAGGATCGAATCATCATGCAAGACATCTTCGCTTATAAAGTTATCGTGTGGCATAACGACTGCATTAATGGTACACACCATAGCATCAAGGGTACAGGAGCCACACCAGAGCAGGCACTCAAAGAGTTCTCTGAGTACTTAGAGCGCCCAGCGCATTGTAGGTCGTTCACTGCTAAGAACCTTGTCCAACTTCACGGGCCTAAAGGTTTGATCTTTGATATTCCTGCCTTGTAAAGCAAATACACGACAAAAAGACCAGTTACAACCATCAATCACGACAAACAAAGGGATTTACTATGTCTAACGTATCTCAAACCGTATTATACTGGCTCTACGCTATCGCTATTGTGGTGGTGTGGATGACTACTTAAACTAATAACTGTTCAACTACTTATCAAGGATCGATACATCATGCAACAATACACAACACACCACAAAGAAACAATCGACGGCTTCGACATTGTATTCTCTACCACGTATGAACACACACACCCACGTGACCACTTCATGCCCGAAGATGCATCGCAAATCTGCGAAGATATCGACAATGGGAAATATGAGTGGTTTGTCGCACGTGTTCAAGCCTTTAAAAAAGGTATTGAACTAGGCACTGATTATCTCGGCGGATGTTTGTATGAATCACCAATGCAATTCGTAAAAGATAACGACTATTATTCGGATATGGTTCAATCAGCCATAAAAGAAGCTAAGGCAAACATTCAAGCCTTAACAGCGTAAGTTACAATCTACCGTGAAGGGTTACACGCTAGCCCTTTGCAGTGCATTGTCGCACTATCTTGCTAAGGATCAGCACCATGAAACAATCAGTATCTTTCAATGACTTCATTGACGCATTCAAACGCTTTGACCGCTATGACGGCTTTGGCTATTCAGCCCTTCGTGTTATCTTTGACTATCTCGAAGAATACGAAGAATCAACGGGTGAAGAATTAGAATTAGACGTAGTTGCAATTTGTTGCGACTTTAACGTCGATACGCCTTTGAGCATTGCTGAAAACTACGGCATTGAAGTAGATATCAATGAAAATGATGATGAAATTACTCAGCAAGTCAAAGATTTTCTAGAATCAGCCACTATCATGCTAGGTGAGACTGATGATGGTCAGATTGTCTATCAAGTATTCTAATTAAGGGGTTAAACAATGAAAAAATCAGAACAATTCGCACTTAATGAGTGGCTTAGCGATTATCCTGAAAATCTCTCATATGGGGAAATTATTGATCTAATGCTCGGTGATGATGACAATGAACAATGGACTCATGAGCAAATCACAGTATGGCAAGTTGTAGAGCACTTCACATTGAACCAAGTTGTAGACTTCATTGAAAGCACTAGAGCACACTTTGCAAGGGTAACAGAAGAGGATAAAACATCATGCTAAACAATAACAATTTCATAGCCTTAGAACGTCGCTTATGGGCTGAAGGTAATCCATTGTGTGATGAACTAGTCTCAACACGTGATGAATTGGTCTATCTTCTCAATGAAGCCAAGAAGGTAATGGAAAAGTATTCACCTATGCTTAATAAAGAGGCAGGTGATGATCTAGATTACATGAGGGAATGGGATAACTTTGGTGATGTAGTTGAGGGTATTGAATACGCTTTGGGAGTGGACTTATGAATGAAGAACAACAACGAGAACAAGAACCAACAGAACAACCTTGCCCTATGTGCGGCTGTGCTGACTATGACTGGCTAAACTGTGAAGTGGCAGGTATTGAGACAACAGCGAAGATATGCGAAGAATGTGGGTACGTTTATGGAGGTGATTTATGAGCGAAGCGAAGTCTATGAGCAGCTGTCCTAAATGTGGCTCTAAAGACTGGGATCACGCTAATGTGGGCTTAATCGGTGCTATCGTATGCACTAACTGTGGAGAGATTTACATGATGGAAGATAAAACAACTATGAAAACCTATAATGTATACGTTGAAGATACTAACGGCAATTATATGGACGACTACACGCTAGAGGCTAACAATGAAGATCACGCTTATGATCTAGCGTATGAGAGGCACAATTATGCGCCTGTGACTGTGTATATTGACGATGAAAAACCCTCTACAATGCTTCAAGATACCTATTTTGGAGGGGTTAACCCTTTGGATTCTTTCCCTACATTGAAAGGCAATTAAAATGACAATAATTGTTATAGGTTACTTTGTTGACCTAATCATCGAGCACGACCTATGGTAGTCTTTCCCTTTCCACCCTTTCCACCCTTTCCTGCTATCCCCTGGACTGCTGAACAGGTTAAGCAATACGAAAAACAACAGAGACAGCAAGTCCCTGATGCACCTATGGTGTCAAACCATATCTAGAATCGATTAAAACCATGCTAGAAGGCCCTCAAAGCCTCTGGACTAACTCCACAACACCCTAACACCTGAAAGGCCCTTAAAATGCATTGTTTAAATTGTGATCGTTTGCTCAGTGATTTCGAAGCAACACGCAAACACGCTGTGACATTTAAGTTCTTGGACTTATGTAAAGTTTGTTTTGAAGATGTAAAGACAATCATTCCTACCATTGACCGCAAAGAGTTGATGACTGAACAAGACTTTGACACGGGACCAGAAGACGATCTGGACACAGAGGTTTCCCTAGAAGACTTCGATACACTAACTAGCTTTAGAGAAGACTCCAAAGACTCTTGGGAGTAACTATGCAAGTTAACTTCTATGACATTAAAGCATTCATTAAAGTAAATACTACTTTATTGTTTATCTTTAAAACTACTTTAAAGTAAAGAGGGGATAACATGGGAAAAATGAAACAGTTAGCCATTGACATGATGGAACAACAACAAAACGTAAAGGCATACCCTTTGTCTTCAATCATTGAGGAAGACCTTACGTCGAACGACTTAGAGGAAGCACATTACGTTCACACAATGAATGCTTTTGTGGAATTGATTGTTGTCTATGGATACGATAAAGTCATAGGTGACTTGAGGGCTGCTATGGGGAACAAAACATGGTGATTAGTCTTGAAGCCCTGAAAGGGCGTAGCTTATGATAATAAGCTTATTCGTATTTGTATTAACTTTGATAAAGGTAGCATTGAAATGAACTTTAAGAACAAGAAGCAAGCATCAAGCCGTGCGGCGGGAACGGCAACATTGTCGTATGATTTGTCTAAACCTGAGCAGGTCTTCGCGTACAAGTGTGCTTTAAAAGGCTTGGATGCCTGTTTAATGCTCGAATCTCTGAAGGCTAGTACCCAAGGCTACCAAGCCTACAAAGGACTCTCTGAGAGCGTTCTAGCTGATATCATTCAGGACTTGTCTAAGTGGGAGGATGTGAAGCTATGAGCACACATGGTGACGGTGGAAAAGGTTCAGGGCGTCGTAAGGAAGACGCAAGCAAGATCAGTAACAATTGGGATATAATCTTTGGAAAGAAAAAGACGATGAACGAACACGATGAACATGAAGATAACGAAATTGACCACGATGACTCTGAATGGCAATGTGATGCCTGTGGCGGCCCAATGTATCGACAAGCTCATTGGAACTACGGACAATGTGATGATTGTGGCGCACGACAGGAGTTGATTGATGATTATTAAATCTATTCACATCAAAGAGTGTTGGCCTTTTGAGTATGTACAACCTAAGCGTCGTATGCACACAGAAGATGCTAAGAAGCGTCAAAACGAGCTTAAACGTGCTAAGTACGCTAAAGCTGTAGTTTTGAAGACACCTAAGCGTGAAGGTAGTAAGAAGCTTCTAGGCTTGAAAGTCTTTGAGTTAGACATTGATGTTTGTAAAGGGTTGAATGATGCTACAAAATGAAATCATTGAAATGGCCGAAAAAGCTAAGTTTTATCCTTCAGAAATCGGTAACGCTTTAGAATCGTTGGAGGCTTTTGCTACACTTGTAGCAGCAGAGACAGCGTCTAAAGAGCGAAAAGAAATGGCAGAGCATTGCGTTGAAATTACACGAATGGCTGTTGATAAAGCCGTTGCTTCTGCGATTGAGAAAGAGCGTGAGGCGTGTGCAAAGGTGTGTGAAGGGTTGAATTTGTACGGTGGTTCTGAAAGCCGACAACTGCAAAGAGCAACCTTGAAAGACTGTGCTTATGCAATCCGAGCAATAGGTACTGAAGCATGAGCAATCTAAAAGTTGCTTCTAAGTTCTTACGTCATGGCCCTTGTGAGCATTGTGGTGGCTCTGATTGTTCATCCATCTATGATGATGGTCATCAGTTTTGCTTTAGTTGCAATACGTACACACTGGCCTCAGATGAATCACAAAACGTTAGTACTTATCAACAAGTACCTACAAAAACGAAAGTATTTACAATGAAGACACAAGGGGAAGTTAAGGCTATCGTAGATCGAGGTATCTCACGTGATACGTGCGAATACTTTGGTGTTACACAAGATGTATATTCAGGACTTCATTACTATCCTTACTTTGATGAGACAGGTGCTAAGGTAGCTGAGAAGATCCGTAATGTAGCTAACAAAACCTTCTCTATTTCAGGGAACTTCAACAAAGCTACTCTCTTTGGACAGAACTTATTTCAAAAAGCAGGTAAGTACATCACCATCGTAGAAGGTGAGTTAGATGCTTTGGCTTCATATCAGATGACAGGATCAAAATGGCCTACTGTGAGCATCCGTAATGGGGCTTCAGCGGCTGTTAAAGACTGCAAGGCTCAGTATGAGTACCTAGATAGTTTCGAGACTATCGTTATCTGCTTCGATGCCGATGAAGTTGGACAGAAGGCAGCTAAGGAAGTTGCAGAGTTGTTCGGTAACAAGGTTAAGATTGTTAAACATTTGAAGGAGTGCAAAGATGCATGCGATTATCTATCTGCCGGCAGAGGGGTTGAATACGTTAATCAGTGGTGGCGAGCTGAAAGTTATGTACCCGATGGCATCATCGCCGCAAGCTCCCTTTGGGACAGCGTATCTACACCTGAGCCCGTTGCAGAAGCCTTCTATCCCTTCAAAGGGCTCAACGAACTCTTGTATGGACTACGAAGCGCAGAGCTTATCACTGTCACAGCAGGGAGTGGGTTGGGGAAATCACAGTTCTTACGAGAAATCCTTTATCGGATTCTTGAAACAACTAAATGGAACGTTGGAGGCATGTTCCTTGAGGAATCGGTGCGAAAGACTGCAAGATCCATCATGTCTCTGCACGCAAATAAGAAACTCCATTTGCCAGATACTCCCGTCACAGAACAAGAATTGAAGGAGGCTTTCGATGCTACACTCGGAACTAATCGTGTCTTTCTCTTTGACCATTTTGGCTCTCTTGCCATTGATAATGTACTCAATCGTATACGATATATGGCACGTGCTTGTGACTGTCGCGTTGTCTTTCTCGATCATATTAGCCTCGTTGTTTCTGGTATGGATGGGAATGATGAGCGCAAGTCTATTGATGTCTTGATGACTCGCTTGCGTACACTGGTACAAGAGACAGGTATTACCTTAATCTGCGTATCACACCTTAAACGACCTAACACTGACAAAGGGCATGAAGATGGTTCGGCGGTATCCTTATCTCAGCTACGTGGCTCTGGTGCTATTGCTCAGTTGTCCGATGCTGTTATCACTCTTGAACGAAACTCCATGAGTGAAGACCCTGAAGTACGTCACACTACCAAGGTAGCAGTTGCAAAGAACAGGTACAACGGACTCACTGGGCCAGCTTGCTCATTAAAGTACGATATGGATACAGGTAGAATGATTGAAGTAACAATGGAGGAGTTATGATTGAAATGATTATCGTGGGAACCATCGGTGTAGGTTACAGTGTTGTAGGCGTACTACAGTGGCTAAAAGGTGACATGGGGGCTGGTATCATGTGGTTAGGATACTCATTTGCCCAGATCGGGCTATTCTTGAACTTAAAGTAACATGACACAAATCGCAGTGGATATTGAAACTTCTATGGATCACAACACGATTCACTTAGCAGTTACTCAAGACATCCAAACAGGAGAAACAATCGTATGGAGCAATCCAAGTGGACTAACGGCCTACTTAGAAAAGGCCTCACAGTTGATCGCATACAACGGGATCTCGTTCGACTTTCCCGTGCTCAACAAGGTTTGGGGGACGAAGATTGGTTTGAAGAAAGCTTACGATCCTCTGGTGGTAAGTCGCTTGATCGAACCAACAAGAGAAAACGGACACAGTCTCGCAAGTTGGGGAGAGACACTGAAGCTGGCGAAGATTGAATACGAACGTGTCTGGGAATGGTTAAACAACCGTAAACAAGAGTACAAAGGAGAATGTTATGACAATCCTCACATGGCTCTGCTTGAGCATTATTGTAAGCGGGACGTTGACGTGCTTGTGCGGGTCTTCAACCACTTAGAAGCTGAGATTGACTCTAAAGGTTTCTCTCGTGATTCTGTACACTTGGAACATTCTGTAGCGGCAATCATCAACAAGCAAGAGAAAAACGGATTCAAGCTCGATGTAGTTCACGCTACTTGTCTCTTGTCTGATTTGAAACTCAAGATGGGAGTCATCTACGACAAGATGCAGGAACTCTATCCACCCTATGAGGTTGAGAGATTCTCAGAGAAGACAGGTAAGCAACTCAAGAGTGAGACTATTACCTTCAACCCTGCGAGCAGACAGCAGATCGCTGAGAAACTTATCGGCTTAGGTTGGAAGCCTACTAAGAAGACCGAGAAGGGTTCAATCATCGTTGATGAAGGTACTCTTATGGGTTTGAAGTATCCTATTGCAGGACTCCTTGCTGAGTATATGATGCTTCAAAAGCGTATCGCTCAGATTGAGTCATGGTTAGAAGTTATAGGCTCTGATGGGCGTGTACATGGACGTGTGATTACTAATGGAGCTGTAACAGGCCGTATGACTCACATGAAACCTAACATGGCTCAGATTCCTAACTCAGGCTCACCCTATGGCCCTGAATGTCGTCAGTGCTGGACAGTCGAGGAAGGTAACGTCCTAGTTGGATGTGATGCAAGTGGTTTAGAGCTACGTATGTTGGCTCATTACATGAAGGATGAGAAGTATGTCAAGACTGTCACCGAGGGAAGCTCTAAGGACGGTACGGATGTCCACACGGTTAATCAAAAAGCAGCCGGCTTACAAACACGTGACCAAGCGAAGACATTTTGCTACGCGTGGCTTTACGGGGCAGGGCCGGCGAAGATTGGAGCGATTGTCGGCGGTAGTGCTAAGGATGGACAAAAGCTCATCGATTCCTTTCTTAAAGGGACTCCCGCACTCAAGCGTCTACGTGATAAGGTATCCGTATATGCGGGCAAGGGCTCTGTACCGGGGCTTGATGGTCGCAAGATTTGGGTTCGTTCTGAACATGCGGCACTCAATAGCTTGCTTCAAGGGGCAGGTGCAATCGTCATGAAGAAGGCACTGTGTATCTTAAATGAGACAATCAAGAAGAATAATTGGGATGCTCGCTTTACCGCAAATGTCCACGATGAATTTCAGATAGAATGCAAAGCAGATATAGCTGACTTAGTAGGTCAAGCAGGTAAGCAAGCAATCATTGATGCAGGTCTAGCGTATAATCTACGTTGCCCTCTCGATGGGGAATACAAGGTAGGCCGTAACTGGAGGGAAACTCACTGATGAAAGTGCTAGATTTGTTTAGTGGTGTAGGTGGTTTCAGTATTGGTTTAGAAAAAGCTGGTATGGAGACTGTAGCGTTTTGTGAGATAGACAAAAAAGCTAAGTTAGTTCTTCAGAAACACTGGCCTTCTGTACCTATCTTTGAAGATGTTGAGAAACTTAAAGGAGAAGATGTTGGAGCAGTTGACGTTATATGTGGAGGCTTCCCTTGTCAAGACTTGTCCACAGCAGGGACAGGTAAAGGTCTTGCAGGAGCACGGTCAGGATTGTGGTTCGAGTTCCAACGACTCATCAATGAAATCAAACCTAAATACGCAATCATTGAAAACGTCTCAGTGCTTCGCTCTAGAGGATTGGAAACAGTTCTCAGGACACTCGCTGAGATCGGGTATGATGCACAATGGCATTGTATCTCCGCTGCCTCCATTGGCGCTCCGCATCAAAGGGACAGAGTCTGGATTATTGCCTACCCCAACGTGTCATCTAGCAAAGGAAGGAGCTTATCCAGCAGAATTTACGAGGAACACGCCATCGTTGTCGGCAAGGATTGGTGGAAAATGTCATCCTGTCTTCATAGAGTGGATGATGGGGTTCCCAAAAGGGTGGACAGACTTAAACAGTTAGGTAATGCTGTTATTCCTTTTATACCTGAACTGATTGGTAAGGCTATAATGAAAGTAGAAAATGAAACCCCTTGAACCGAAAGTAACCCAACAGATTCTGTTGAACATAAGTGATGAGAGTTTCTTGATTCACCATTCAGCAGATATGGATATTCTCGATGTATACTTGGTGCTCTCAGCGGCCCTTGATTACATTGAGGATGAAGCAGAGGCTGTCTCTCGTCGAGAAGGCAGTTATTTACAGTGACCTCGTCACTTTTACAGTAAGGCGAAAGCCCAATCCTTAAAAGGAAAAGAAAGAATGAGTGATCCTCCATCATCAAATGAGTTAAAAAAGTTGTTAGAGTACAACCAAGAAACTGGGATATTTACTTGGAAACAAGGAAGATATGCAGGAAAGAAGGCTGGTTTTACGAGATCGGACGGCTATGTTCAAATCAAGATAAAGAACACACCGCATCTCGCCCATCGTCTTGCTTGGTTGTATGTAACAGGACAACTTCCACTGTTATTTATTGATCACATTGATCATGACAGAGCAAATAATGTTTTTACAAATCTTCGAGAAGTTACAAAATCTGAAAATAGCCAGAATGTAAAAAGAAAAGGTTTTAATAAACGAAAAGAACGCTATGATGCTAGAATCATGGTAAAAGGGGTAAGTAAATTTCTTGGCTATTTTGATACACAAGAAGAAGCTAAACAAGCTTACTTAACCGCAAAGAAAACGCTACACCCTGTAGCATCACAAAACTGTTTTGAAGGATAAACAAATGAGCGACCTTAAACCTGTAAAAATCTCTGGGGAACTTTTCTGGACTAAGTGGATGGCTGAGTTCAACACAGCATTCAACACAGACAACGACAAGTATGAGTGCACCATCGGTAACATCAGCGATGATGATGCAGCTAAGCTCACAAGCTTGGGTATCAAAGTCAAGCATAAGGAATCACAAGGTAACTTCATTGTCGCTAAGAGCAAATACTTGTTCAAGCCTACAGATGACAACCTCAAAGAAGTTGCCATTGATGCTCTCGGTAACGGCTCTAAGTGCGTAGCTATCGTTGGTTCATACACACACCGTATGTCAGCTAAGCACGGTAATGCTCCATCAGTGAAGACAATCATGGTGACTGAAGTTAAGACTTACGTCCCTGAATCAGCTACTGCGGATGACGAGGCTCTGTAATGTTCAGTATCTTAAACTCCGTTGTTAAAGCAGCAGTTTCTGTTGTTGAGATTCCTGTAGCAGTTGTTGCTGATGTGGTTACCTTGGGTGGTTCAATGAACGACAAAGACCAACCATACACAGCTACAGCTGTTGAGCATCTCGTTAAAAACGTACAAGATGCAGCAGACCCTCGTAAGTAACGAGCTGCCTCCTAAGCCTCGGCTGGCAATAATCGACGCGGACATTTTGGTGTACAAAGTTGGTTTTGCTTCCGAGGATGTCTTAGAAGAGATTTGTTTAGGCAGAGTGACTAAGTTAGTCAATGAGATTGTTTACCAAGACCTCAAATGTGATGACTACAAAGCGTACATCACTGGTAAGGGTAACTATCGCAATGAACTAGCAGTCACTGAGCCTTACAAAGGCAACCGTAAGGACGCTAAGAGGCCAGTGCATTATGATGCTATTCGTAAACATCTCCAGCGCCTTGGTGCAGAACTGGTAGAGGGTTCAGAAGCAGACGATGCAGTGGCTACTGAGGCTACTAAGACAGGTGGATGGATTGTCTCCATTGACAAAGACCTAGACCAAGTCGCAGGTTGGCATTACAACTTTGTGAAGCATGAAGAATACTACGTTACTGAGGAAGAAGGTCTTCGTAACTTATTCACACAGGTGCTCACAGGGGATCGTACTGACAACATCATTGGCTTGAAAGGCATTGGACCTAAGAAGGCAGAGAAGCTTCTACAGGATTGTAAAACTGAAAGGGAGTACTATGACGCTTGTCTCAAAGCTTACGATGGTAATCAACTTCGTGTCGATGAAAACTTGAATCTGTTATATTTACAGAGAAAGGAGAACGATAGATGGCAGCTTCCAATCGAAAAGTAGAAGAGCAAATTCAATACACACCGGACGGTAAACTTATTTGGTTAAACCCACGTAAGAAGTGTCTTGTGGGCACTGAATGTGGACATGTAACAGCTAAGGGATACCGTGTAGTCTATTGTGAAGGTAAACTACGCATGGCACACCATGTTGTCTGGTATTTACATAGGGGTGTTTGGCCTGATCCTTATATGGATATTGACCACATCAACATGGACAAGCTAGATAACCGTATTGAAAACCTTCGTCAAGTTTCTCGTACAGTTAACGCTCTAAATAACCGAGCTTTGAGTGTGTCTAAAAACGGTAAAGGTTGGAGAGCGCGTATTGGTCAGAAGTATGTTGGTACTTTTGAACATCGAGTTGACGCTATAATTGCAGCTCGTAAAGCAAAAGATCAACTTATTGAAGAAAGCATGTCTTGATGGCTTCGAAGAACACCAAACCAAATGTGCCCTTATCTTTCTACCTTGTTGGGTGTCAATGGACAGTCAAGTACGTAGAGGACTTGAGTGAGTACGGTAAGTGTGCTTGTGCTGTACAAGTGATTTATCTTCGATCAGGTATGAACAAGAACTTCACTGAACAAACATTCTGCCATGAACTCGTACACGCTATTATGTTCTCTATGGGGCATACACAGCACGATGAGGTATTCGTTGATGCCTTCGGTGCTTTGTTACATCAGTATGAAAGAACGAAACTATGAATGCTTTTCCACTCCCAGTGAGCATGAATGGACATAACAAACACCATTCAGACCATAAAGGAATGACATTACGTGATTACTTTGCTGCTAAGGCGATGATGTCTTTGTATCTGTCAGGTTTAGAATGGGAACCTACAGGCAAGCCTCGTAATCCCGAACACATGGTTATTCTTGAAGAACTAGCTGTAGATGCTTACCAGTTTGCAGATGCAATGTTAAAGGCTCGTGATGGTAACTCGTAAGACAACAAGCTCAAAAAGAGCTAATGCTTTGAAGCATGGGTGGCGTAGCGGTCTTGAAGAAGATGTCGCTAAAGCCCTTACTTCAGCGGGTGTTCCTTTCACCTACGAAGAGATGAAGATCAAGTACATCAAGCCAGCGAGTGAACATCAATATACTCCTGACTTTGTGCTAGATAACGGAATCATCGTGGAGACTAAGGGACGCTTCCTCATAGCAGACCGTAAGAAACACATGCTGATTAAAAGGCAACAACCACACTTGGACATTAGATTTATCTTTTCTAACAGTAAACAGAAGCTCAACAAAGGTTCTCGAACCTCTTATGCTGATTGGTGCAACAAGAATGGGTTTCTTTACTCTGATAAAGAGATTCCGGATTCATGGATAATTGAACGCAGACGAAAGGTAAGCGATGGAACTCGTATTAATCAAGGAGAATGAGGACGGTAGCGCGTCTTATCAGTTTGACATGACTGATGAAGAGCGTGTACAGCTTCTTAGCTTAGGTATCATTACAGCATTGAAAATGGGAATTGAGGAAGGAAAGAAATACGATGAGTCAAGTCAAGCTAGTGTGGGTAACACCGGAAGCGGAACAGAAGATTGCGTATATGGCCCGTGTGTCAAATCCGGCAAATCAGGACAACCCTGCCTCTGCGACCAAGTTACTCAAGTACCTTATTAAGAACAAGCACTGGAGCCCGTTTGAGATGGTTAACGTGTGTATGGAGATTGAAACTACACGTGATGTAGCTCGTCAGATCTTACGTCACCGTAGCTTCTCCTTCCAAGAGTTCTCACAGCGTTACGCAGTCTCTGAGGGGTTCATTCAGAACTCTCAAGCTCGTATGCAGGACACTAAGAACCGTCAGAACAGCTTGTACACTGATGACATCAGTATTCAGAACTGGTTTGAAGGTGCTCAGCGTCGCTTGGTAGAGGAAGCTAAATTCTTGTACTCAGCAGCATTGGATAAAGGTATCGCTAAAGAGTGTGCGCGTGTGTTCCTACCTGAAGGCTTAACTGTCTCTCGTATGTACATGAACGGTACTCTGCGTTCTTGGCTCCACTATGTCGATATTCGTACTGATGTAGCCACTCAGAAAGAACACCGAGAAGTGGCTTTACAGTGTGCTAAGATCTTAGAAGAACATTTTCCTAATGTAATGGAGGCTTTCAACGATGGCAAAGCTAATAGTTCACTATAAACCTCCTATGTTCATCCCAGATTGGACGAAGGGTTACAAAGTGTACGTTGTAGATCATCCTCGATTAGGGTGTAGAATGATAGAAACCTCACCAGTGACTAAAGACTACGGTAACGGGATCTTTGAGACACAGTGGGTTGTCTATCACCCTCTAGATGGAGACTTCAATGACACATAAAGCCTTGGAACAGTATTTCCATGAAATCATTAACCAACCACAGAAGGAAACGACTATGTTTGAGCGAAGCGTAGAGAAGACTAAGATGTTTTTTACTCAACAGCTTGAGAAGATTAACTCACTGCTAACTAAGCCTGTAGCATTCGTAGAAGAAGACCCTAAGCTGCACGATGATGGTTACTGGGCTTTTGAGATGTACACACCTGAGTGGATCGATGAGTACGGTGAGACATTAAAGCCTGTCCATACAGTCCTTGTTGAACCTCATGAAGGTACTTGGATGGAAGTCTTGGATAATGTCTTGGATGCTATGGAAGCTCATTACGGCTACAACATCAAAGAGAAGGTCTACTACTCAGTTACCTCCCCTTTGAATGACACTGAGTGTGCTGGTTATAGTCGTTGTTTGAACGATGATCTACTTCAACAAGTATTACTGGCACACCCTGATCTGTATCTTTCTAGTTTTGAAGGTGCTCCTGAGGACTTGTACGCATGAGGATCTTAGCAATTCCTGATACCCAGTGTAAGCCTGATGCTCCACAAGAACATCTCGAATGGGCTGGTAAAGCTATCTGTGAGTACCGCCCTGATGTGGTAGTTCACTTAGGAGATCACTGGGACTTTCCTAGTCTCAGTAGTCACGACAAAGCCGGTAGCAAGTACTTTGAAGGTAAACGCTACCTAGCTGACGTAGAGGCTGGTAATAAGGGCATGGAAGTGCTCTTAAAGCCTCTCAAAGAGCTTCAGGAGACCCAGAAGAAGTCCAAGCACAAGCCTTACAAGCCTCGTATGGTCTTCTTGAAGGGTAACCATGAGAACCGACTCACTAGGGCTGTTAACAACAATCCTATGCTTGAAGGGCTACTGACTTATGATGACTTAGACTTGAAAGATTGGGAAGTACATGAGTTCTTACATCCTGTGTTTATTAACGGTGTTGGCTTCAGTCACTTTTGGCCTGTGGGTGCAATGGGACGCCCTGCTGCTTCTCCCGCTGCTATTATTAGTAAGCTCCACATGTCTTGTGTTGCGGGCCATCAACAAGGAAAACAGGTAGCCTACGGTAAACGAGCTGATGGTAAACCTATTTGTGCTATTGTTGCCGGTAGTTATTATCTTCATGATGAAGACTACATGGATCAGTTAAGTAACCGTCATTGGCGTGGTCTTCTCATCATGAATGAGGTAGATGATGGGCACTTTGATGAGCTTTTCCTTTCCATTGAATACTTACAACGAAAGTACTCATAAGATGAAACCAACAATTCGAGAAGTGGAAGAGTATATGGCTTCGCTATCCATTCCTGAAGAAGTTAAAACTAAAGGTTTAAAGTATGATTCAGGTAAATTAAATTGGAGTTTAATGCCCTTCGGGGCTTTACAAGAGGTAGTAAAAGTGCTAGAATTCGGGTCCAAAAAATACGCCCCGAACAACTGGCAGTATGTGGATAACGCTGATGAGCGATACTGGAATGCAGCAATGCGTCACCTAATCGCTTATAAGACTGAATCTGATACTGATAGTGAAACGGGGCTTTCGCATCTGGCACACGCTATTTGCTGTATGCTTTTCCTTCAACACCTTAACAATGAGAATGACAATAAATGAACGATACGACAAAAGATATGTATGAAGTGGGTACTCCTTGGTCTTCAGTAGGCTATTTGACATACAAGCGTACCTATGCTCGCCGCTTGGATGAGAACGACATCAACAGCCCTACAGAAGAGTTTCCTGACACCGTAGAACGTGTCATTAAAGCCTGTGATGAGCAGCTCAAATGCGGCTTCTCTAAGGATGAAGAACAACGACTGCGTAACTACCTCTTAGGTCTTAAAGGCTCTGTAGCAGGTCGTTTCTGGTGGCAGTTAGGTACGGACACAGTGGATAAGTTGGGCCTCTCTAGCCTTCAAAACTGTGCTTTCCGTACAGTGGATAAGCCTGTGGAGCCGTTCACTTGGGCTATGGATATGTTGATGCTTGGCTCAGGCGTTGGCTACAATATTCAGAAAGAAAATGTTAATAAACTTCCTCCAGTTAATCTTGATTTTAAGTGCCCTATTCGTTCTAGCGATAGTGGGGCTGATTTTATTGTCCCTGACAGTCGTGAAGGCTGGGTTGCTCTTCTTGGTAAGACGCTCAAAGCTGCTTTCTTGGCTCACAGCTCAGGTAAGCAAACTTTTAGCTACTCGACACAACTGATTCGCTCTAAAGGCGCTCCTATCAAAGGCTTTGGCGGTACAGCTTCAGGTCCAGAGGATTTGGTGTGGGGTATTGAGCAGATCAGTAAGGTCTTGGAGAAACGTGCAGGTAAGCAGCTCCGTCCTGTTGATTGCTTGGACATTATGAACATTATCGGTGCTGTTGTCGTTGCAGGTAACGTGCGTCGAAGTGCTCAGATTGCTATTGGAGATGCTGACGATGTGGAATATCTACTTGCTAAGCGATGGGACTTGGGCAATATCCCCTCATGGAGAGCCATGTCCAACAACTCAGTCGTGTGTCACGATATTGGAGATCTGCACGACTTCTTCTGGGATGGTTATGAAGGCAAAGGCGAACCTTACGGCCTCATCAACCTCAAGCTCTCACGAAAGATCGGACGATTGGGTGAAACTCAGTATCCAGATCCCAAAGTACAAGGCTATAACCCATGTGCTGAGCAGTCTTTGGCTGACGGTGAAACCTGTTGCCTTGCAGAAGTGTTCTTGCCTAATATCTCTAGCAAAGAAGAGCTTCTTGATGTCTGCACTTTGTTGTACCGTATTAACAAGCACTCGTTGGCGCTCCAGTGTCACCAAAAGGTCACAGAGGCTATCGTTCACGAGAACATGCGAATGGGTATTGGTATCACAGGCGTCTTGCAATGTACCGAAGAACAGAAATCATGGTTGAACGAGACATACGGTAAGATCCGTGAATACGACAATGAGTACAGTGCTAAGAACGGTTTCAATAAGTCAATCAAACTGACCACTGTGAAGCCTTCAGGTACTTTGTCTTTGTTGCCCGGCGTGACTCCCGGTTGTCATCCTGCTTATGCTCGATTCATGATTCGTCGTATCCGTATCAGCTCTAATCACTCGTTGGTTCAGGTCTGTAAGGACCATGGCTACCATGTAGAGTATCAGCAAAACTTTGACGGCACTGAAGATCGTTCAACAGTGGTTGTAAGCTTCCCCTTCCGTCATCCAGACCATGCTGTGTTGGCTAAGGACATGACAGCTATCTCTCAGCTGGAAACAGTTAAGTGGTTGCAGGAAGTCTGGAGCGATAACTCCGTGTCTTGTACTGTGTACTATCGTCCTGAAGAGCTGCCTGAGATCAAGAAGTACCTCAAGAAGAACTACAAGACAAACCACAAGTCATTGTCTTTCCTGTTACACTCAGAGCACGGCTTCAAGCAAGCTCCGTTGGAAGAGATCACTGAGGAACAGTATAATGAGCTGGTTGCCAATACACGTACTATCACGGCTATTGACGAGGCTAATATTGGTCTTGACGATGCTGAATGTTCGACTGGTGCTTGCCCAATCCGCTAAGAAAGGACGCCCCTTCGGGGGCTTTAAAAGATGAAAACAATCGTATACTCTAAACCAAACTGTCCCGGATGTGATACATTGAAGGCTAAACTCAAAGCCGAAGGTGTCGAATATGTCGAGATTCTGTTAGGCAAGGATATGACCATTGAAGCCTTTAAGGAGAAATTCCCTACTGTGCGTTCAGTGCCTTACATGATCTACTCAAAGGATGAAACATGGTAAATTATGTGGAACTAGATGTAAACATCAAACTAGTTACGACTCGTGATACTCGAGGAGCTGTTTTAGATGCTCATGCTGTCTTGGATAAAGCCTTAGGAGAGCTTAGCTGCAGCAGGATGTTCCTTGTAGAAAGTGTCACGGTTTGGCATAATAGCGAAAAGGTGGATAAGCATGGTAGTTGACTTCTCATGGGCAGGAGGCTTTGTTGTAGGAATACAACAGAGTGATGAAGCAGTAGTGGAGACTGATGAGGATGAATATCAGTTCTGTAGCTGTGTCATGATCCACTTAGGATTCTTCACTGTCTCTCTATTGTTCGTGTAATGTAGAAACAGAAAAGCCTCTAATGTATCTTAAATCGAACATTAGAGGCTTTATGTATCATTTAAGATACATCAGGCTTTACGGCTTACGCCTTGTGATACTGTTCTTCCGTCAAGATACCAGCTTTATACTTGTTCTCAGGGCGATAGATAGTCAGTTCTTGTTGTCTCATCTCAGGGGCAAAAGAGATGTGCATCCAACGACCAAACTCATGGATCATCTGGTCAAACTTGATACCTGCCTTCTGTACTTCTTGGCACAGTTGGAGAGGAGTCAGTTTAGAGCTAGATACATCAATAGCCCATCCATCCATGTGAGAAGAGACTTTAGAGCCTCCAACAGCCACGTTAACGGCTGGTAGACGTAACCAAGAGTTAATCTTCAGAGGACCAGTAACAGCACGTAACTGTTCAAGCTTAGCAGCAGCAATCTTCATGTTCTCTAATTGAAGAGTAGAAGGTTGATTGTCGATACCTTGACGTACAGCAGTCTCACTGTAGGTTGCCTCTTCAAGGCTAAAATGTTCGGATAAGTGCATGGTTACTTTCCTTTCAATGCTTGGTTTTTATCTTTACTGCCTTGACTTGAACCAAAGAAGTAGCTAAGTACTTGTCCTGCTGCGCTAGTGATAAAACCTAAAGCATAGATAATGATATTCTCTTGGCTGTCAGGGATATTGATAAACAATAAGACACCAATCAAGAGAAAACAAAGACCAACAGTGCCCAAAGCAAGGATAGGTACAACGAGCTTTTCAAGCCAATGTGCGTCAGGGCTGGTTGCAATAGCCAAATGAGCCTTACGAGCTGAGTCACGATCCTGTACTTCCAATTCAAACTGTTTCAAATCAATCTCAGCAAGCTTCAAAGCTTCTTCAGGGTTAGCTGTAAGGTGTGCAGCCACCGCCTCAACAGTCTCCTCTACACCTAGTTTCTCAGCCATAGCCTTTACAGCCATGCCCCCTAGAGGTCCAGCTACAATCGTAGCAAGAGCAGGTGCAGCTCCTTTGAGGATATTCATTAACTCATTCATAATATTTACTTACTCCTATAACAAAACTCTACTGCATCTTTAACTACAATGTACAGATACAACTCAAAAGGTAAAATAATAAAGAACAGTAAGGTAAGTAACACTAGAAAGCTTACGTAGATTGTCTCGCTAGAAGAATCGCTATTGTTAGTCCCCATGTTTCTAGTACCGCTATTGCCATTACGATTACCCATGCTATCCTCTGTCTAATCTTAGAGATAAGCTTATGTTTCCTAAGAACTTCCTCTTTCCTGCGTTTTATTGTTAACAAGTGCGTTATTTCTTGTTTTTCCTGTACTATTCCAAACATTTCAATAACGTCTGTGTAAAGAGCACCTAGCTCAGGAGGACTCTGATAGATCATGACCTCTCTAATTTCCTTCTGAGCCTTCTCCATCTCCTTCTTAGCTATAACTAAGTCAAGGGAGACATCTAATAACTCATCAGGTTCAATAAACTGAGTGTCTATACGTAGCTGTTGTGTCTCTATCTTCTTCTGAATGGCTATCATGGCCTTGAAGAATACCTTCAAGTTCTTGATTAGTTCATTCTTTATTATCTGTTCATCGTACTCTAGCGGTGGAGGAGCCTTTTTAGTAACAACCTCTTGCGGAGCTTCCTTCTTAATTGGAACATCTACAGCTGCCTTCTTAGGTGGATCATTGAATAGACTCTGAATGAATCCCCATATACCTGTACTGACCTCAGTAACCTCAGTAGCTATACCCTTGACTTCATCAAAGGTAGCTTTAGCTTTAAGGACAGTACCTTTATATTCTTTATAAAGCTCACATCCCTGCTGGATAGCCTCAACAGCCTTGAGAGCACCGGCAAGGATTAAGAGAGGCATTACTCACCAGCAGTACGTGCAGGGCCTTGTACAGTCGTTGCTTGAATCAAGATCTGTTGTTGCTCTGGTGTCAATACCTTGTTCAAAGCAGCTACAAACTTACGCTGAGCTGTGATAGGACCAGCTTGCATGAACACAGCCATACCTTGAGGTTCCAAAGACAACTTAGCAAAGGACTCACGGGCCTTCTCAGCGTTACCACGAGTGATGTAACCAAGCACTTCTTTTGTCAAGGTGTAAGCACGGTTCAAAAGACCTACGTTTTCAGCAGGTGAAGACACCTCTAAAGCAGGAGCTTTGATCTGACCTGACAAAGTCACACCTTTTTGTTGGCGTTGTACATCAGCCAGTACACGGTTTACAGCAGCTGTCTCATCAGTAGTCAATACCTTATTCAAGCTTTCGTAACGAGGCATTCCTGTTGCCTTCTTAATCAAGCTTGCTGAGTCTTGTACAGCTTGAGCAAAAGCACCAGCGCGTTCTACGTTACCTAAAGAACCTTGTAACTTCTGCTGTAGGGCTTCACCAATAGCCATACGATCCAGTTTCTGACTGTGAGAAGCAAAGTCTTCAATGTACTTACCCCACAAACCATTAGAAGATTTGTTCAAAGAAGCATCAATAAAAGACTTAACATTACCTGCTGCCTTAGCTGCTTGCTGTGGAATACCACCTTGAGCTGGTTTATTACCTTGTGTCAACAAGGCTTGAATGTCTTGGTTCAAGGTTTTACGGACGTTCTGATATAAGTCAGTAGAACTAATCAAGCCATTTTCATCAGCTTTAGACAATATTTTATCTTTAGCTAGTTGTAAAACAGACTTAGACAAGTCAGAGTCAGCACCAGCAATCGCCTTATCAATCTGACCTACAACACCTTTAACTTCTAATGGAAAGAAACCATTATCTGCTAGAGCTGTGCGTTGATACTTAAGAAGGTTTGTTGTGCTTTCCTTAGCAGCTTCTCTAATGCTTGTAACAGGTACGTCAACGCCTGTAACAAACTCACTACCCCTTGAGCCAATAATACGGTTAGCTTGTCCCATAACATTAGCTGTAATGCTGTCATAGGCTTGTTTAACTGTATCAGCCATACCTAGAGCAGCTTCACGGGTATCGCCTGTAGCTGTACGGGCTGCTTCAACGGCTGCGCGTTGCTCGGGAGTTCCTGCAACAACGCCTAACTGTGCTTGACGAGCGACTTCATTCTCAGCTTCTCGACGGAGCAACATAGCACCGCTTTCACCACTCTTACCAACTTCCTTTTGCAAGGCAGCAATACCAGCAGCTTCAGGAATGTCTACCAAAGCCTCAGCAGCTGTGGGACGGCTACCGGGAACGATAGGCTTAACAGTTGCGAGAGCTTTAACCACATTGTCTCGCTCAGCGCCTGCTGTTTTATTAAGCAAATCTTGGAGATATTGCATCTGACCTGCTTCGGTCAAACCTTTCATCTTGTCCAAAACTTTACCTGAGAACTTAACACCGTATTCAGCCAGAGGGCCTAACACAGCACCTACAGAAGCTTGAATGCCTTTCTCAGACCAATAATCAGTACCGTACACAGGCTGTGTAACGGCTAAACTAGCACCAGTAGCAGCTGAACGGGCAAGAGAACCTACACCAGCTGTGGGAACAACATAGTTAACAGGGCTGGCTACGCTACCTGCCAAACGAGCCAAGTCAACGCCTTCAGCGCCTGATTCCTTACGTGCTTGTTGATAGCGTAATTCGTTCTGTTGCATACGCTGAGACACAGAGTCGTTACCGATAGCTTTTGAAGCTAGTTGACCTAGGCCTAACAAAGGATCTAAAACACCTTGCACAACACGTCCAGCAGTAGAGCCTCCTAATTCTTCAGGAGTGACAATACCAGCAGGTGTAGACAAGAAACGACCAGCTTTGTCTAAGAAGCCTTCGTTAGATGGGCGCGATTCTGTATCCTTAACAATACGAGGATCATTAGCCATCGTAGGACGGCCTCGTTGTACTTCACCTGAAGTTTGACCAAAGTCAGTAGCTGCAGCTAAACCAGCACTGATAGCTTTAGCCATGATGTCTTGTTTAGACGTACCTTCTGGAATACCTTGAATAACTGTACCGTTAGGGAGTTCAATATCCATTACAGGTCGCTCCATTTCTTAACCTTATTAGGCTGTCCTTCTGAACGTAGTCCACGACTAGACAAGTAAGCTTCGTTAGCTTTCTTTTGTGTGCCTAACTCTTTAGTAATACGTTCCACAGATCGTTTAGCACCTGAAGCACTAGAGAAGTCAAGAGAACCAGCAAATTCAGACCATGCTCGTTGTGCATCACCTTCTGTCTGAGTACCTTTAGCTGCCAGTAGGTAAGCGTTACGTGCTTTGTTCAGATAAGAATCGACATCAGATTTAACCTTAACTTCAGGAGCGTTAGGGTTAAAGATTGATTGGAAAGCGGCTGTACCTCGACCAGATAAAGAGAAAGCGTCTTTGTTCTTGTCGATCTCAGATGTAAGACCTGTGCCTTCAGCAATGAGGTTTTCAAACACTGTGTTTTGACCAATACGAGTAGCAGCTTTATCGTCAGCCACAGGAGCCTTTTCGCTCTTCATTGCAGCAGCAAGCTGAGCCAACTGTGTACGACCGTCTTGAGCCATTTGTGCAATCTGTAACTGTGTGGCTCCACGCTCTTTAGCCGCTTCTAATTGAGCTTGGATACGTTCACGAGCAATCTGCAACTGAGCTTCACGACCAGCCTGCTTCTCATCAATCTTAGCTTGAATAGTCACTGATTGTTGAGCCAAGGCGTTAGCACGTTGAAGATCTCCCATATTTGCAAACTGTTGAGCAGCCTTTCGCAGGGAAGTAGCATCTGTTTGGTCTACACCCTGCATGATCTGACGAGCTTGTGTAGCCATCTGCAACTGAGGATCTTGACCACCTAGAGCACCGCCAAGAGTAGAACCTAGACGATCCACAGAAGTACCCAACATAGCCACGTTACGCTCACGAGGATTCAGCTTAGCTAGTTGTAAATTACGATCAAAAACCTGTTGATACTGTTGTTGCTGTAGTTGTTCAGGAGTAGCAAATAACCCCATTACGCTATCTGTAGCCATTATTGTGTCTTTCCTTATTTAGAACTCTTGGGCTGATGAGTCATACCAGCTGCCAATATTAGGCATTACACCCCCGATTGAGGATTGACCGCCTCCAAACCAGTTACCAATACCGGACATCAACTGTTGATTACCTAAGAGCTTCTGCAAAGCATAGTTAGTAGGATCAGTCTGTTCTGTCAACAAAGAACCAGCCTTTTGAGAGCCACCTGTAGACATAGCCCCAATGTCAGTACCTAAAGTCAGTGCTTGTTGTCCTAAGCCTTCAACATTCTTCTGAGCACCTAAGCCAGCAGTGAATGGGCTATAAGCGTCTGTAAGTAGACCTTGACCAAACTTAATCTGATTCTGAGATGCTTGTTCAGCACCGGCAGCTAGTTGAGCTTGTTGTTTAGCCAAAGCATTGTAATAAGCAGCCATCTCAGGGTTAGTAGCAGCTAAGCCTCCTTCGTTGGTAGCACCTGTAGCTAAACCACCACGACCTTGTTGGAACAAGTTATTACGAATACCTGCCAGTGTCTGTTCATTCTCAGGAGCCAACAAAGCAGTCTGTTGTTGGATATAACGCTGACGTACAGCATCAGGAGACTCACCCAGATACTGCTGACCTAAGCTCATCAAGCCTTGACCTGCTTGTAAGCCTTGACCTGTCATACCAGCTAATTGGTCTTGATAGCCTTGAAGCTGAGGAGACAGGTTATAACCAGCCTGATTCAATCTACCTTGGTCATCGAAGCCAAAGTTAGATGTACCGAAGTTAGTGGTAACACCTACAGGACGGAACTGGCTCATCTGAGCAGCTTGCTGAAGGTTACGGTTGTCTTGAGCTACACCTTGACCACCCGCTAAGGCTCCACCAATAGCTGAACCAATCATAGCTCCTGTAGGACCACCAAAATAAGCACCTGCAATAGGAGCTGCTGCTGCGACTAAATCACCCATATTATTTACTCCACTCGTAAATGTAAGCTTGTGAGCCGTTGTTTAATGTCATAATCGTATTTCCTTTACTCCAGCCTACAGAGGCTCCAAATTTACTTAACTTACTGTTATCTTCTGTGACTAACGCTATCAAAGGTAGAGGCATTAGGCTTTGAAGGGTATTGAGATCTTTAATAAACTCTCTTTTTATACTTACTGTCCATTTGAATATATCTGTGTGGAACCATAGACGACTATCGAACCACTCTAGATACATTACATAATTGTCTCTTATTACTACCGGTGTCTTCATTAAAAAGTACTATATCACGTTTTAATGATAAAGTAAACACTCAAATAAGGAGGCAAGTTAGCGTCTGTGCCTGATACACCTGTTGTTGAAATATTAGCTGTAGCTGAATCGGTTCGGCTTGAAGCGTTGTAATGCGCGTCGTCAGGACTTGAAGAACCAGAAGAACCGTCGATAATTGCATCAACACCTGCTCTAACTGCGTGTCGATACCCACTCTCAGAACCATAAGTAGAGTGGGAGTGTCCCGAGTCTGTATGAGTGTGGCTTACAACAATAGCGTCTTTAGAGCCACCTGTAGCTCCAACAGCGTACAAGTCGCCGGCTCCGATAGGAAGTCGATTATCAAAGTCAGGAAGGTTAAAGGTAGTCGTACCATCACCAGCACCGAAGGTAGTACCAATAACAGCAAACAAGGCTGCATAGATAGTACGGCTAACAGCTGCACCAGTACAGAGCAAGAAGCCTGTAGGAGCTGTCGCTGTGGGCCACATCTTGAGTTCACCGGCTGGAGACACAAGAGCTGCTGCACCCATAGCAAAGGCAGTAGTAGCTAGTTGGGTTGTAGACGTACCAGAAGAGGCTGTAGGGGCTGCTGGAGTTCCTGTGAACGTAGGACTAGCTTTATCAGCTTTAGAGGCTACTGCACCGCTGATAGCTACCAGTTCATCGTCAATCTCAGTACCCTTGACAATCTTAGCAGGGTTGCCAGTAGACAATGCATCCTTAGCTGCAAAGTCCGTTACTTTTGTATAATCTGTCATCGTGTGCGTCCTACCTTACAAAATACGTCCAGCTTCTGAACGCTAATTTCAAAATCATTAATATCTACTTCAAGACCAATCTGAAGCACATTACCGCTACCACCAGCTTGAATTTTTTGGTTATCAAAGACAATACCTGTCTCATACTCAGCGATACCATACTCAGCAATGCCATATTCATCGGGATTAGATGTCCCTAGATAGAAGGGTAATGAACGATATGAGTTGGTGTAATCAAAGCCGTACTTCAAAGCTAAACCAACACCGGAGGCTCCTACGATAGTGAAGCCTACTTTCTTGAGCAACTTAACTGAGCTAGGTGTCCCTAAGTCGAAGTGGTTACTGTAGTAAGCCATACGATAAGTAACTGTTCTGTCTAGGTTACCTAAGTAACTACCCACGTAACCAGCATGACCTGTAAACAACTCTTTAGCCCTGTTAGAGAACAGAGCTGTAGGAACCAAGCTCCAAGTAGTTACTCGTCTTGCACCATTCTGCAACACATTACGCATATCAAAGCAGTATGTTGTAAAAGATGATGGGAAGGTAATCAGGTAGAAAGCATTGACATCAGAGTACACAGCCTTGATGTTAGCCAGTGTTTCCTGTGTTGTATCACGTACCAAGTCATCACGTACGTTAGCACTGATGTCCGTCATAGGGGCTGACTTCTCTTGCACTGTACGAGCTAAGGAGCGAACACCTGAATCAGACAGGAACAGTACATCAGAGCCTGTAACCACTACTGAGTCACGAGCACAGCAGCCTACACCGCTAATATGGTCTTGTAGATACATACCGTCAGTACCAGATCCTAGAGGGTTTTTAGCCCCTGCGTAGATGAGGATCTGACGACGACCAAAGACGTAGAGGAAGCCGTTATGAGCAGCCAAGGCAGTGATCTCGTCTGAGCCATTAGGCCACACTTGAGATACGTCAATAGAGCCAGCTGAACCTGTAGTCAATACATGACCAGCAAGCAAGTCAGAGAACTGAATGGTGCTCTTAGTTGTAGAGTTATTAGCTGACCAGATACGTCCATAGGCTGCAATGGCACAGTTATTACTGGATACAGTACCTAAGTAACCTGACTTCTCAGAAACTCGACGGTAAGTAGTAGATGAGACAGCAGGATCAAAGATTAGAGGGTCATGACCAGCTTGGTACAAGAACAAGACGTTATTCAAAGCAGCCATCTGCCAGTTACTGTCTGTAATCGTAGGAGCTGTACCGCCACCACCGTAGGTTAGCATCGTGAGCGTCGAACCACTCAACTTGAAGAGCTTATTGTTACCCGCTACGATGGTGTAAGAAGTGCCGTCATTACCGATCAACTCACCAATCGCCTTAATAGATGCGGTGCTTAGGTCGCTATTCGACGCATGTTTAGCAGTCCAACCCTTACGAGCACCGATACGACCAAACTTGTCGATTACACAGTTAAGGGCTTGTGTGGCAAAGCCTGACTCAAGGGTAACAGAGCTATCCTGAGTATTTACCCCCATAAAGCCGGGAGCAGCGATGGAAGAGGCTACTAATTGCTCTGCCATTATGGGGCAACCCAGTTCATCTCTTCTTCGTAACGATTACGCTCAATAGCGACTTCGTTAGCTAGAGACATCTTGTACAAGGCGTAAGCCTCAGAGGATAAGTTACCACCGTCTTCACCACGTTCAGCAATAGCTTTAGCGTAAGCCAACTGAGACACCAAGTGAGGAGGGGTTAGGATACGAGTAGTGTCTGAAACCAAGTCAGCTTGAGGGATAATCAAGTTAAAGCGGAGAGCATAGACTGTATCAGGGACAGGGTAAATATCTACTTGTGTGTCGTAGTTGCTATCCACACCGTTGAAGTTATAGAACAAAGGAGCAGCAGATTGAGTATTAGTCAACAGGAACTGCTTGTTCATCCACTTAGTCGGGGCATAACGAAGCTCAGTATCATTGGAATCATTCAAGACATCAATGACACGAAAACGATTACCTGAGCCTACCAAAACGTAGTTAAAAATACCAGCTGAGGTATTAGCTGTCAAGGTGTCAGAGAGTACGTTCCAATCATGAGCATCCTCTACTTCACGCTTAGCGTCATTAACAAAGACACCAATCATAGCTGAGTAGTTGGACTCATTGACGCTGGACACCGTAGGCTCTCGCAACCTACGGAGTACGTTATTTACTGTTTCTAGGTACGTAGCCATCCTTAGATGCCCTCTTTCTTGAATAACTCAAAGGTACAGATAGTGCTAAATGAACTACCTGCTTCACTTGTCATCATGACTGTGTCGCCCGCTTCCATGACCACATAAGCTCCACCGTCCATACGTACGTAAGTCTTAGAAGCTACTCCACTATCCATAACGTAAATATCTGTACTTGCACTAGAGTCATGCCAGTACACAGAAATACTCTTAGTAGAGCCAGTATTATTGAACAAGTACATCAAGTTCCACTTAGCGTAATAGCCAGTAGGAACTGTATAGACAGTAGTCAGAGTAGCAGCAGTAAGGTTCAACCCTACTGAAATAGGACGGCTCATTTGACCTTCTTAGCCTTGTTCTTAGCTGTACGTGCACCACGTTGGGGCATCTTAGCCTCACTGAGCGCTATCGCGACTGCTTGCTTACGATCCTTAACGACAGGACCGCCTTTACCACTATGGAGAGTACCTTCTTTGTACTCACCCATAACTTTACCTACTTTAACTGATTGTTGTTTCTTTGTACTTGCCATGGTTGCGTATCCTACAGTATTTATTACTCTTTGTTAATACTTTTAAATGTATTTCCTGTGATGTCTTTATAGATTTGTACTACTTTATGTCCAATCATTAAAGCAGTGTATATCAGCGTAGTCCATAAGACTAGCTCTGATACTTGATAACCAGCCACTGTAGCTAGACTTACAGACACAGGAGGAGCTGCTTTAGTTACTAAGGCTATACCTGTTTCAGTTGTTATAGAATGGTCTGACATCTCTTAGACCTTTGGATATTTTATTTTCACGGCTTTGATTACAGTTTTCCACGCGTCCAATCCACCATGATACAATAAGTCGAGTTGGTCAGTAATGCTTGGGTACGCCGCTGACCGCTGCGCCTTATATGCCTCTGGATTCACCCATTCGTTTATAGCTTGAGTATCCAGAGTTACTTTATTTCCTTGTGCATCAAAAGCGCCGGTACTGTCATCAACACTGACGACATTTGGGTAGAGAGCATAAATAGCTTTATGGTTCATGCTGCTATCTCCATTAAGGTAATACTAGATATACACCGTGTCCTATCATTTGAATCTGTGTCATCCCGTTGAAAATTTATATACTGCGTTTCTGCACCGTTATTTACAACTTGTACTTTATAGGTAACAGAGGAAGTCGTTGCGGGACTGTCGAGGTATGTTCCGATAACAGCAAGTTGCATCATTGTGTCACCTGAAGCATCCCCTGTATAACCATGCCCTGAAAAACTAGAACGCCTCCGGCTGCCCGCTGAGTCTGCTTGATTTATTATAGTGCTGTCACGTAAAAGAATAAGCCCGCCTCCGTGGGCGTTTTGAGACTGGATAGAAATATTTGTCATCACTAGAATTTTGTTACTAGAGGAGGAGGGGGTTATCGAACATGACAAGCCAGTAATGTCAACATAACTTGTGCTTTGTGTTGAAAAAGTATTTGTTTTAACTGTTTGAACAACTTGCAACACAGCACCAGCGCCGAAGTTTGAACGAGCAGCTCCAGAAGCTAGTTTAGCAGCTGTGATATTTGCATCGGCTACCTTAGCTGTAGTCACTGCACTATTATCAATCGTCCAAACAGCACCGGAAGAAGATACGGTAATGTCCCCTTTATCTCCGTCAGCAACTGAGGAACTAGGAGTGCCCCACGATGTAGCAGTACCGTTAGTAGTTAAAAACTTACCGCTATTTCCTGTCTGAGAGGGTGTATAAGAAGCTGCTAAGGTAGCTGAGGCCGCTGCGTTAGTCTCAGACGTAGCTGCGTTAGAGGCGCTTGTAGAGGCTGATGAAGCACTGTTGGATGCGTTAGTGGCTGATGTGCTTGCGTTAGAGGCAGATGTAGAGGCTGCACTTGCTGAACTAGCTGCGTTAGTCTCTGATGTAGCAGCTGCTGTGGCTGAAGAAGCTGCATTAGTAGCTTGAGTAGTAGCTGTACTAGCTGAAGCACTAGCATTGGAGGCTGAAGTGGACGCACTAGAAGCACTAGAAGCTGCGTTAGTCTCTGATGTAGCAGCTGCTGTGGCGCTATTAGAGGCGTTAGTAGCTGCTGTTGAAGCAGTAGTTGCACTAGAGGCAGCATTAGTGGCTGAAGTGGCAGCTTCTGAGGCTTTAGTCGTAGCTGTCGAAGCTGACGTAGAGGCACTAGAAGCACTTGAGGCAGCGTTGGAGGCTTGTGTTGATGCGGTAGAAGCATCAGTAGAGGCTGAGGTAGCGCTAGCGGCTGCTGCTGTAGCTGAATCAGCTGCGTCAGAGGCTTCAGAGGCTGCTGTAGTAGCACTAGAGCTTGCAGCTGTCGCACTGTTGGAGGCATTCGTAGCGGAGG